CCTGGATAGTACTGCTTGCCTGGACTGAAAATTCCTTGATAGGCTCTTCGATAATCCATATGCCAACCAGATACTGTGCTATCTTCTTCTAGCTCGGCGTATCTGTACATGTAAACACGACCTTGATTATCATTGTAACCAGAACTAGTGATAGCCAGCACATACTCACTGCCGTTTTTAGCAAAGGTCATCTTTGATCCAAACTTTTCGCCTGTAGTAGGATTTGGACTTACAAATGAATGGAATAGATTATATTGCCCGCCAGGGGTTCTTATGTATAAATTCACATAACCCTGATTTACATTAGAATTTGCTGTTTTAGATTCTTCTGTGGTAACAAGATAAGCTGGCGCCCAGTCTTGACTAAATCTATCCATACTTGATCCGTCGCCGGCGTAACTTATTCTAGCACTAAAATGTGTGTTTCGAATCTGTACCATGTCCCCGAATGCGTAAGAACTACTAGCATTAAAATCTCCTTTCCAGTTTGTTTTAATACTAGATGCTGTAGGAGCAGCAATAGCTAACCATTTACCGTCAGAGCTAAAAGCAGTTTCTGCTCCGAAGTTTAAGTTTACTGTACTAGATAAATTTAGATTAGGAGTTATATACTGTTGTTGTAACCATATATCAGTTCCTGGTGCTTTTTCAAAAATATAAACTTCATTTGCTGCGGTAGATGAAGCTAAGTATTTTCCATTCTTTGATATAGATACTTTAGTTCCAAATTGTAATTCTGTTCCAGGTGTAGTGTTTTCTAAAGCTGTTCTTAAAAATACCTTTTCATTAGAATATACAGTATAAGGAACTTGACCATTGTAAGATAAATTTCTACTACCAACATCTGCCCATAAAAGTTCTTTATTTTTTATGTAAGGAGGCAAACTTTCATTAGCATTATCAATAGAATCAACTCTACTAGAAATAAATTTATATGTTAATATCTGACTACTGTCTGTAAACGGAGGCTTCCAGTCTTTAATTATAGTGTTAATTGTGATTTTTCTAGCATCAATACTGTCTATTTTATAAAAACCGCTTATCTTATCAGCGTGTGTTATTCCGATAATTTCGCCCACTACCATACTTGGAAACTGATTACACTGTATTGTTAATTTTCCGTCAGCATACTCAACGTCTTCGACTGTAAAAGTATTCTTAGTAAATCTATATACATTCCAGTCTCTATTTTCAAAAGCAGCCCAGACATAATCGCCTTCTTCGAATGTATCAATATCATTAACGATAGCATCATCAAGAGTGTTTACGTTTAGTTTTACATCTTCATATCTTACATATCCAGGGGATCTTAATGTTTTCTTTACATTAGCAGTGGGCCATGGATTATTATTATAACCCACTGGCTTTACATATACTTCTCCTGTACGTATACGATAAATTAAATCAGTATTTGTAGATATTTCATTTACCAACTGTATAGGTTGTGGATTTAATTTGAATGATGATTCGTCTAATTTAAATTCAACTTCATCAAATACATTACTTGCTCCGTACTCTCCAACACGTACAGCCCATTCTTCATTAAATGTTAGACTTTCTTGATTGTCAGCACTTAATACATCAAACAACTTATTAAGAACATTCTGCGTGCCTTTTTCTATAATCATGCCTTGATAAAATTTATACTGGCTGACATCGTCTTTAATAATATTTTCAAGGTATTGACGATTTTGATAACCAATCAAGTGCTGCGCCATTCTCTGCTGCTCGCTATCAAAGTTATCAGTATCTAAATCGTAAAAATCTGTAAATTGTTCTGCCCTGTAGTCCCAATTAGGTAATAATGTTGGAGTTGGTTTTTCTCTTAGCAATGTCCATTCATCTGAAGAAAATGACTCTGCTCCTACTACAAATTTTTTAGCACTATAATAATATTCTTTGTATTTGACAATATCGCCTAGATTATAATCTGTCCAAGGCTCGTAATCTTGTATAATAGCTTGATCGAATATAAATCCAGGAATATCAAACCCACCATTCCAGTCTGTGGTCACATAGCCTATAACCTTAACACGCTCTTGTCTATACCCAGGTTCCTGATCATAGATTACATCATTAAACAATGTAGTATTATCTAACAATAATACATGTTCTTTTTGTACTAGATAAAAAATACCACCATAAATTCCGTGAGCAGTATTTTCAGGAACTAGAGTAAAAGTTGTATCTTCTCTAAATGTACTAGTAAAATCAGCAGGCAATAATTGCCCGTCTACTCTAAAAATTTTATATCCGTAAAAAGTATTTCTAATATCATCAACTACTGACTTTTCGCTAGAAATTATCAGCTTAGTAGCTGCGGGGCTTAACGAAATAGCAGAACCTTCTCCCCAACTTTGTGTAGTCCAGAATAGGAATTCGTTAACACTGTTTTCCCAATTAGCAACTGCTTTTATTTGTGGATTATATTGATCGAAGACGAAACCTTGTTCTTCCAGATAGGCTCCGTATCCTTGTAGAAAATCAACTACTTCTTGAATTGTAGTCAATCGAGTTCCATAAGCAAGATATAATTCTTGATTTTTATCCCAGCTCTTTCTTAAGATAGCTTCGGTTCCACCAATCATTGGAAGACCTGGCAACCTAGCATATAGATTTTCATCGAACACGTCGCCAGATTGATGTGTAGTTTTAACTCTGTAATACACATTGCCGTTAGAAACAATTTTACCTGCTACATAAGTTTTATTAGTATCCCATTCAATATAACTTTCTGATATTCCTCCAATTCTTATAGTTCTATCATTTTGTCTAAATGAATAGTAAGTAAAGAAAGGTTCATCAACATTGTATCCTCTGAGTTCGTAGCCGTCTGAAAACTTACTGACAATTACACCACTGTATGCTAGTTTTTTAACAGGACTAGATACATTTAAGAATACGTTAAAATTGTCATCAGGAACAAAAACGCCGCCTGAACTTGTAGGATTTTTACTGTCTAATAAAATATTAAATTTATTTTTACTAGTAAATCCGCCTAGTCTATAAGAAATTTTATTAGTTAATAATTGTAAATCTTCTTTATATTCGTCAATTTTAAATGTTATATCTGAAGTAGCATAATCAACAATATAATTAATCAACCCAGATGAAAAGACTCTGCTAGTGCTGTTTACAGTAGACGGTAATACTATGTCCGATAACTTAATTCTTAAGCCGGTTGGTTGATAGACTATTTGATTAGTTTTATTTCTAATCTGTCTACTTCTATCAAAGCACACTGACATTACAGTGTTAGGACAAAGTAGTAATATTGTTTTAATTATTGCGAAGGGATAATAACTGCTTCTACGCCAAGCTGATTCAACCGGACTTCTGTCTCCGAAAGCATAAAAACCTTCAGCAGTAGATTTTATTGGTCCTGACACATAGTTAGTGTCTAAAGGATTAATTAAGTTACCTAACTCATCTACTGGAGGATTTATTATCAAAGGTCTAGCAAATTTTGAATGATATCTTGGAGGTAAACCTGGCTCTCTAATAATACCTTGTGAAAGATCTTCCCATAATAATTGGTTGTCTTTAGTATAAGGAGCAGGTCCGTAAACTTCTTGCCACCATGAAGGTTCAATACTAAATCCTAAACACTCCCATGGATTAGTATGTGGCCTATCTGTATCGAACAACCAAGCATAAATTCCTCTCCAAAAGGCCTGACTATCTGTGCCGTCTGGATAATAATTTCCTCTATAGTTAAATGTAAAAGGTTCTTCTCTATCCCAGTAGGTCTGCTTAGTAAAATCTTGATTTATATTGTTAGTCCATTGAAAAAAGCTAGGACTGAGTACACGTTCAAATTCTTCTTTAGTGTAAGCAGTTTTTCTACTATATCCAGGAATATAATCGTAGATGTCAAACATACTTGGATCGTATGCTTGTTTACAATTATTATAAATTCTTAGTTCTAATTCTAACAACAGATCATCTCTGTAATCGCCATAGGCTAATGTAATACTACCATCGTGACCTTGTATAACTGTTCTTGGCTCTAAGTAAGTGTCGTCAACATATATTCTAGGTTTAAATTTAGGATATAATCCTAATTTAGTAGGTGTTGGTGGGCAAAAACTTCCGTCTGTGCTCTCATATTCATAAACTTCAATTATGTCATCATCATTCAATTCGCCGATAATATTAAAAAATACATCGTCGTTGCCGAATACATAATCCTGCCCTTCAATTAATTGCTCGCCATTTCTATAAACGTAAACTGCTTTGTTGCTTAAAGAACTTAGACTAAATGATCTTGAAATAGAAAATATTCTTTGGAATCTTCCGTCTTCGACAAGATACTCTAATCTAGTACTGCCAGCATATCCAAACATATCAGAAAGATAATAAGTGGATGTTTTAGGCTTGTCCTTTAACATAGTTTCAAGAATCAAATCAACATGCCTACGAGCGTCCATTTCCACACCGGTAGTTCCAGATGTAATTAAGAAAGTTCTCTTAAAGGTAGCATAGTCTTCTTGTGCTTGTATAATTGATTTGACTACATTTATGTCAGCTTTGGTTAAATGATAAAGAGGCAAGTTTAATGGGCTACTGTGCTGAACTACTCTTGATCCATACGCAGTAAGGTTTCCTAAATCTCTTAAATTACCGTTACCTGGAAATACTCCTTTAAAATCCGTGATATTATCAACAATAGAATTTACATGATCAACAACTTCGCCTAAAGTAAAACTTTCTAAGTTTTTGTTTAACGGATTATTTTGTAAAGAAATAGGTAATTCATAATAACCATTTTCATTTTTTGGCTGTTTGGCAAAACATCTTAAGGTAACAATATCAGTCAAGGCAACATCATTGTCTAGTACAACTATAAATCTTACTACACCTCTTTCTAAGGTATATTCTTCGCGATTTAATCTACGTTCGTTTACATATACTCTTACTTCTAGATCTGCTAGATCGTCAGTATTATCATATACATCTATAGGAAAATCGTTTATTAATCCTGATTCTTTAAAAACTCTTACTACTGGTTGTAGATTTAGAATTTCAGACTTCTTCCATCCATTTTCATAAGTCCATGTGTCTAAGCCAGAAAATTTTCTCACGAATCCAATATCTGTGCGTTTAGATTGTAAAGATGTCAAAGTTTTATAGTTGAAAGATCCCTGTAGTAAATCAAAGGTAAAAACAATATCCCCGACATTATTAATATTTTTGTAACTTAAAGGAAACCCTAATACCTTATCATTTGCGCCGGTTCCTGTTTTATAACTAAAAATTTTATTACCGTTGAAAGTGGAACCATCATACACACTGTTATCGCCGTAACTGTTACCGTCAACATCAAATATGTCAAAATGAATTGGCTGATTAACTGTTGTTTTAGTCTGAGCTAGTTTCCAATCGGCACCATTGTACCAATACATCTTACCTTTATAAGTATTGCCTAGTTTAACTAATACAGTTTCATAATGAAGAGGTGCGGCATCTGGCTCTTCTACTAAGTTAATTTGTCGTCTACGACCTGAAAAAACTTCAAACTTATGGATTCCTGTGCCTCTTGATAGTAAATCCACTTGCTTTGTTAATTTACTATCAGTAAACAATTTAATCTGTGTAGCACTGACTACAAACACATAATACTGCTGTCTATTGGTTAATCCATTGATACTGTCATTTCCATTATTCAGATATGTGACTTGTGATCCTGTGCTTAAAAAATGATCAGAAGCAAAAGTTATAATGTCTGTATTTGGATTTACTGTTGAATCTGTAACAAATTCAATTTGACGTTGCGGTATAGTAATTGTGACAAAATTCACTTTAAAAATTTTATCTTTTACTAGTCTATCCTTATCTGCTGTAAATAAAACTCGCATATTAGGAGCCAAATCAATACCGTCTACATTATATCCTGCGGTGCCTTCTATAGTAGAAAAAACATCTGTAGTAAATGTATCTATTAAATCAATATCTTTTTTAGCCACATGTCCAAAATTATAAAGTTTTAAATTTGCTTCAAATTCTATAATAGGACGAGTTGCTCTTAGACTTTGATCAGTGTCTGGAATTTTTCCATTAGCTTCTGCTGATACTTTGATAACATCCCCATGGAACCAGCGATTATATCTACTCCAAGGATTTCTATCTTTAGATCCTCTTGCCATGACAATATAATCATTGTCTCGTGGATACGCACTAGCAACGCTAAACGGATCTTTATCAAATGCCGTATCATCAAACAGTAATTCAGATTCTTCAGTATAGGTACTGATAATTTCCAATGCTGATTCAGGAATAAGTGTAATACCTGTACCTACTCCGTCTACATACCAATTACCTTCCTTATATTCAGCAGGACTTACATTGCCTTCAAAATTAAGTTTCATGCCATTGGATAACTTAATTCCCGATGTTAAAGTATAATCTTTTTTTCCTAAAATATCTTTTTGTAAATCTAAAAAAGTATTTTCTTCAATGTCTAATATTTGTATAACACCGCCAGCAGTAGGATCTTTTTCGTTTACATAGTATAATAAATCAGGAGCATCTTTTCTAACTTTAAAAGTTATAACACCTTCTTCAACAGCAAATGCGCTGACTCCTTTGGTGTATCTATCTAAGTCGCTGCCTGTTCTTGATAACTTAAAACTAAATGGATTACCAGGGCTGTTAACAGTAAAGTTATAAGTTTGCCCTCTGAATAATCTTAAGATTGGATTTCTTGTTAAACCGTTTGGACTGAATAAAAACGCATAATTATCGTCTTCGTCAACTAGATCAACAGTGTATGTGCTTTCAATTTCTAGCTGTTGCCCGAATACTTTAATAACGTCAGGACCGTAGGCTAACCAATAATAATTTTGGAAATTAACAAACTTGTCCCAATCAACGTGAGGATTCCAACTATAAGACTCTTGTTTATTCAGTCTTTCGTGATTCTTAACATCACCTCCGAACACATTTACTTGATTAATAAAATCATTATAGTCTTTATAAAAGGTAACATTTTCAAATTTATCTTGTATTACCGCAGCAGGTTCTAACTGATAATCTTGTCTATTTTTATCAGTGGCAGCGATATAAATGTCGTCAGACTTGGCTGCTTTGGCATTTTGTCTTCCAATAAACCCATTTAATTTTTTAACTTTTCCAGGCTGTGTTAGTTGATCTAACGTGGCTTGTAAAAATTTTTTATTACTGGATGTTCTATAAAATCTAGGTAGTAGATTAGCAGTTTTTCTTGGCTCATTGCCGCCAATTGGTAGTCCAGATTCTTCTTGATCGTTATTTGCCATTAGTCTTCAATTCCTGCGCTAGTTATAATTTGTTGTCCTGTTGCTGTGCGACTTGCTATAATAGCCCCACTTGCTTTTAACTTACTTGCTGTGATAGCTGTGATAACTTCTAAATCATTTACGGTAGCACCGTTTACAAAAATTTGATCTTTTTCGCATTTAATTTCGTACAATGCTCCGAAAGAAAGACCTGTTTGCTTAGGAACAATAACAAAGTTTACAGCATATGGTGCTAGTCTATTCATTACATAGGTAGCTAATTCTGTAAAATAAAAAGTTTCTCCAAATTCCCAGTTTTCTAAACTGAAGAATTCGTTGATAGCAGATACAGCACTTGATTTAATATCATTGTCACTAATTACTAATTCTGAATTTTTAACAATTTTAAATGTTGCCTGTACATCTTGAGTAGCTTTTTCTCCAAATAGAATTTTGTACTTTACTGGATGATACACTATCTCATCACTGATTGACTTTATTTTATTCAACTCTGTACTCATTAAACTAAACAATGTATCCTGACTTGGAGGCAATGGTTCAGTGTCTAACGAACCATTAAGCCATTGTCTAAAATTTTGATCGTATTGTTTAGTGAGCACATAAATGTCTATTAAATTTGTAATTCCTGGATCAATTCTTGATTCATAATCAGCATTATGAATGTACTGAAATTTAAATCCAGAGCGTCCTACATAAACTTTATAATCAGTAGACAACTCAAAAGTAGCACTTGCTAGACTAAATTTAAAAACCGCATCCGCATCTTCAGCATATACATATTGGCCATCTGGAATTATTCCTAGGTTTTGAAAAGAATCTAAAGATGATGTGAAAATAACTGTTTGATTATTATTCATCCAACGATAATCTTCTTGTCCTGTTGATATTTCATATTTTTCTAACACAATTTTTTTATTAGAAGGGGCAACATTAGGAGCAACTAGATCTTCAAATATAGTCGGATTATCTACTACACCGTCGTCATCAGTGTCACTAAAAGTAACTTGTATCTTTTTAGTATCAACATAACCGTCAAGACCTTTAAATTCTTCACTTACTTCCCAGTCTCTATCTATGGTAAAAGGAATAGTGTTATCAGGCTGAGTATTGATATTTAAAATTCTAATTTTGTCCTTAACTGTGGTATTATTTCGTGTGTCGTAAATTTTATCGCTAGCATCAAAATAGAATCTAACTTGATTAGCACTTTCAAAAATATAACGTAAAAGTCTAGATTTTACAGTATAAAATTCAGTATCAGTAGTAAACAATAACAGCCAACTAGCATCTAATTGTTGATTACTGTTGTCGCCTTGCTTACCTAGACTAAATCTGCTATTGATACTCAAGTTAACTTCAAACACAATCTTCCATGTTCGACTTTGTGTATCGTATCGTAACCCAAAAGGCTTATTAGCAAAAATTAAGTCTATCATTGTAGATACTGTGCTATTATCTAAAGTTGTTCTCCAAGCAGGAATAATTTGATAGATTATAGCACCCTGTGGTACGATGTCATTAAAGCTGAGTGGCCCTGTGCCGTCGGCAAAAATACCGTCACCGCCTGCGGTGCCGTCACCGGATACACCAACTACTTTACACCACAAACTGGTCACTGAATCTTTTACTGTGGCTGTGCCTCGAACAAGTTTATTGTCATCTGCTTTATCAAAATAAAATCCTTCAGGGGGTCTAAATTCTACCAAGGCACCTGGTGTCATAAATCTAAGAGCAGTACTAGTAAAAGTTCCTAATTTATAAGGAGTTGGATCAGTGTCATAAGCAATACTAGAATCTCTAATATCACTAATATAACCTGTACATAGATTAGTGTCCACTGTTCTTCGATACCATGCTACAGATAAAGAATCAGTTACAACGGTAGTAAAGTTACTATAATAAAAATCTCTAAGAGTAGCAGATTTAAGTGCTTCAATAACTTGATTGTAAATTACTGCTTCAATATCTGTTCTATTTTGATAATTGAATTTAAAACTATCTGTGAATTCTTCTTTATAAAGAATTCCGTCGTCAGCAAACAAATTAGTCTTACTATATTTTCCAGTAGGATCTACTAAATCAAAATATCTACTAATACCGCTGGCACTTCTATTAACTGCTTTAATCTTAATAACTTGTTGGTTAACACTGAGAGGACTGATGTTGTAATCTTCAGCAGTAATCATTCTATTTTGTGTATAATAAGTAGATGGAGCTCTTGATTTAATACTATCGTTACTTTCTGCTTCTGAACTATTATCAACACTAGATTGTAAACTTAAATTAATAGTTAGAGTTTCTACTTGTGCGTTATTACTAATATAAGGAATAGCAATACTGATATTTCTAATATCTCGTGGATTAATTGTATAGCTTATTCCTGTACTTGTTCTGTAGTAAACCCTAAAGGTTCCTCTTGGTATATTGCCAAATGTTCCATCGCTGAATAATAAACTCACTCTATCGCCTGCTCTAGTAATCACACTGTAAATGTTTTTAATAGATTTTTTAAGACTGTTATAGATGATATTGTTGCCTTCTAAACTTGGAACCTGTTGCCAATATTCTGTTTCTAATCCGTTTTGATCTAATCTGTATAACCAGATATCTGAATTATTAATATTAACAGCATCAATATCAATACTTTCACTAGTACTGGGCTGTGTAATATCAAACGTTCCTTGACTTAAAATTCCCTGTCTAAAATGTAGAAAAAATCCTGTATTAACACTAGCATTGCCCTTGCCATCATTTCTAAAAATAAAGGCCAATCTATTACCTACAGCAGGCGGCTCTTCGTAAATGTCTTGCGAATTTCTAAAAATTGTAGACACAATTTCAAAAGGCATAGTTCTACCATCTACTGCTTTTTGAAATGTATAAACTGGAGCATCTGTATTAGCACTTTGGAATCTGTATTGTTCGGTAGGAATGCCGTAGATAGTATTTTTGTCGTCTGGATTACCAAACTGTCTACTAGCTGGCAGCGCAGCATTTATTACTTTAATAAATTGATCATACCAGTTAGCATTTGCTGGATCGTTCCATAAAATATTTTGTCCGGAAAGATTGCGGCCATTAGAGTCTATAACTGTTTGAGTAGTACTTACGCTACTAAATTTTAATAGTCCTGATCCGGTAATGTTTCTTTTTGGATTGTAACTTAATAATCTAGCAAGACGCAGTACACTTTCTCTACGTTCGGCTAGTTCTAAGAAGTTATCTCTAGCATTAAGATCTGTACGGAAACTAATGCTTTGACCTAGAAAAGCTATCAAGTCGATGAGAGCAAGGTACTCAGAACTTTCAATATAATCATTAAAATCTTCTGGATAATTTTCTCTAATGTAATTAATCATCACCCTACGAAGATTTTCAAAATCATAGCTTTGAAAGTCTGCGTTACGGAAAGTCTGGTAAATTCTTTTCCAGTCTTCGGCTACTAGTAATCTATTTTGTCTATCAGTTGCTGACATACGCTATTCCCAATTATACAATATTTAGCGTATTTTGAAATGTGCGTAGTTAATTAATAAATGGAGTTAGCTTGATCGAATCTAAGTTGAAGTGTTTCGCTGATATTGTATGGAAGATATGTTAGTCTACATTCAATTTGAATGCCGCTTTCGTAACTAGTAACAACTATTTGATCGGGAATTACTCGTGGATCGTAGTTCACGATCGATTCTACATTTTGTTGAATAAGTGATTTCACTTCTTCTGTTAAAGGTTCGAATAAACAATCCCAGATAATAGTTCCGAATTCTGGATTTTCTAAACGTTCGCCCTGTCTTATATGAAAATGATTTAAAATATCCTGCTTAATCAAAGGCAAATCATACAAAGCAAAACTGTTAGCGTCAGGACTAATAGTGCTAAAACCTTTGTAAGTTTTAGTGCCAGGTATTTGTTGTCCTGTTAGGTCTCCCCTCAGAACAATTTTATCATAAAGACGTGAACTTGAACTCATAGTATTATTTATTAGTCACTCTGAAGCTTTCTAAATGGGTCCACAGCAGCACTGTAAGTTTTCCAGCTGCTAGCAGGTGTAAGCATAGTTACTGAAAATTCTGCTTGATCTTTAAGCTGTTCTTCGTCAGTATCTTCATATCTGCCTTCAATATCTCTATCAGTTTGCTCAGGTTTAACTTTAAGAGGGTCGAGGTTTTCGTGATGTGGATAAGGCTCATGTGTGATAATTCGACGCATAATAGAAGGTACTAACGGCAGTTCGTCTTGATCAGGTAACGTATGAAGTTTCAATCTCTGAGGAAGTTCTGCTTCTGCTGCCTTAGCTGCTTCGGAAGCAGAAGGACCGTTCATGTGTATCAGTGCTGCCGTTTCAATATGATTACCACCGCTCTTGATTTCAGTGGTTTTTCCTGCCGTAAACCAATTATGGCCTGTGGTATTAAAATCTGTATCTTTAAGTACTGTTACTTTATGATTTTCATCATATAGTTTTTCAACATCTTTTTTCACATGATGTTTATATGACAGTTCATAAGTTTTATCTACTTCCTGTTTTACATGAATTTTTTGCTTGCCGTCTACAATTAAAATTTGATCCATCATTACGTGAGTATGTAATTCACTACCAACTTTGATATTCATATTTCTCACACATTCTAAATTTATGTCTCTGTCAGCAAAAAAGTTAAGATCTTGCTTAGTGTGTACACTAATACTATCCTCGGCAAAAATGTCAATCTTGCCATCGCTAGTTAACTCTATCCACGCAGTTCCTTTACTATTTCCAATGTACATCAAGTCTTCAGAGTTGTGTAACAAAATTTGATGGCCGGTACGTGTTCTAAATCTAATACATTCATTGTGCGGAATAGTATTGTCGCCGTCTGTCTCGCCGTTGAGCAAATTACTATATTCTGGTGGGCCATCGCTAGCAGGAGTTTTACGTATGAATTTGTCATTGCCATCGTCCATGACAAAAGTAGAGCCGCCTAGTCTGCTTACAAACGCACCATCGACTAAGTGTTCGGCTTTGCCTATTTTACCTCTTTTTCCGTTTTTATCTACTGGTCCAGGTGTGCTAATTCCAAATACAGCACTTGGTACTTCACGCCTAGCTGAACTAGTTGTAATGCCTCGTGTGTCGTCAAGTATTAAACCTTGTTTAATTAAAAATTCTGTAATAGGGTGCTGTGGCTTTGTGCGCTTTGTAGGATCTTGTGTATTTTGATTAGCTACTTTATTATATTCTGCTACTGGAACACGCTCGCTATCATCTGTTTTAGTGTCACTTACTACATACTCTGTGGCAGCAATACCTGGCACCATAAAATTCATGCCTTCGTCTTGTACACAACCAATCCAGTAACCTTTACGAGGATCACCTCCAATAAAAATTACTACAACTAAGCTGCCTGGGTCGGGAGGAACAAACCACATTCCATAACTTTTTTGTGTATTATTATAATCGTCTGTGTCAGTCACATGCTCCGCGCCAGTTACTCCATAAAAAGGATTAAGATATTTCACAGTGGTCAACTGTCCATCACTGTTAACATCGCCTCCCACTTCACGCATGACTTGAACTTCCAAACAACCCATATAAGTAGGGTCTAAATGGCTAACAACTTTTGCTAAAAACGGACCCGGATCAACGGGTGTACTGCCTGACTGCGGTCTTGTTTCAATAGCCATTATGCGAATCTTCCTCCGGTGTTTACTATTCCCGGTAATCCAGGATTTGGTGGTGAAGTATTAATATTGTTTGTTTGATTAGTAGTACTACCATAATAGCTACTACTTGAATTATTAACCGATTGAGCAGCAGGACTTCTTTGAGCTTGTGACTGAGCCGTGTACCCACTACTTTCATTGTTAGCTATTGATACAGCAGATTTCTCCTCTAGTTTTTCTTCTTGACCAGGCAATCTTACCAGCTGTAACACTTGTGTAAATTTATTTGTATTGATAGTATTGTCAACGCTTATCACTCTAAACAGTCCGCTGAATTGTGCCACTGGTCTTGTATCTCCAAACGAGTACATTCCTTTTTGTAAATCTATATCTATAGGAGTTCTAAAATTAACTGCTACAACAACTTCGCCATTTTGATAATTTACAGATCCATCTCCAGTAATGTTATCATAGCCCTGAACTTCCTTAGCACTATAATTTCCCATACCACTATCAGTAATATAGTAAGGGTCTCCTAAAATTTCGAGTTCTAAATTTATCATATCAGCTTGATTAGTTATAACATCTTGAAACTGTCTTGCTACAACTGTGGCTGGATCATCAAAAGCAGATGCTCCGCCTTGTTTGGCTGTTTTTGATTCTGTTTTGTCATACCTAATCTGTGTTGGATTTTGAGGTAATCCTGCCGAAGTGCCTCTCACTGTTGGTAGGAAAATTCCAACTCCTCCGCTGTTTGCGCTGCCTGGAGTTCTAATTCTATTGTCTTCCTCTGCTGCTTGACCTGTGTTTTCTTTAATACGTTCGCCTTCAGAATTTTGTCCTTTATCGGCAAACATAGCTGTATAAAATCCTGCTTGGAAATCAATATTAAAATTTAAAATTTCAGTATTTTTTCCTGTATAGATATAATCATATTGTTTTAAAGCTTGAGTTTTTAATTTATCTAATCCTGGTTTTTTAGAATTAACAGGCATAAATCTTGAACTGTCAACTTTATAAGGCACTACTCTGAATACTATACATTTTGGTTTAGTGCCTGTTTTACCATCCTCTTGTGGAATATTATAAACTTGAGTTTCAACTCTGAACCACACTATCTGTCCATCTGGAGTAAGCTGTGCTTGATTCAACGCATTTCTACCATAATCACTGTTTAATATAACTTGAACAATAATATCACTAATTAACGCACCTTGAGTAAAATGAAACTTAGAGTTATTCAAATCAATTTCAATTGATCCAATTTTTACAATGCCTTTTTCTTTATCGTAACTGTCTGCATCTTTGGCAAATGGAGATTCTCCTTTTATTTTTTCGTTGAACCCTAAAAGAGCTTGTCCAATAAGATTAACTGTACCATTATCTACTCCTTGAACTTTTGTAGAGTTCGCGCCGGCAGTGACTCCTAATTTATTATAAAAAGCAGAAGCTCCTGCTGAGCTAGGGGACGATGTAGCGCCACGTTCGTTTAGTTCATTGCCTGTAAGGGATGTGCTACTAGGATCAGATGTTAAATCTGTAGGGAACACTATCAACATTTCATCTGGAACATCGACGCGGCCGCCTTTTTTTGCTTCTTGTAATCTGCGATTCAAAACTGCTTGTAAACTATTTTGGCCTCTTTGCAGTAAATTTTGTATAGTGTAAGGACCGCCTTTGTCGCACTCTATGCCTATGTCTGTTTTTACTTCATTATATGTTTTTGATAAAGCCTGTTCGTTCCAAGGATATCCATCTACAGTATACGTACACCCTTTACCAGTTACCTGCATTCCTAATTCTCTTAATTTGATAGGAATCTGTCTTATCACTAATGGCACTTCTTTGTTTAAATCAGTCCAGCCTTTCCATTCTAAAGTTAGTAATAATGGTACTTGAGTATAATTGGCATGACCTGCTTGGTATGCTCCTATCTGTAAAGCCTGGAAGAATAACCCCATACTGTATGGTTCGATAACAGAAAAAGAAACAGTGGTAGCATTAGTAACTCCTGTTGTTTCATTAAGCCCCATTATCGTGGTCATCTTAAAATTATCCATATAGAAATTATAAGCACCGTACGCTGTTTGAATTAATTTTTCTGCTGGGGCTCCGTTAGCAGATTTTAAAATAATAGGTCCTAGTTGGCCTTTTCTATAAGTTAAATCAGGAAAATTAATTGCCTCGTCACTTAATATACTCAGAGTAAAGATACAATTTACAGAAGCATATTGTGATAATTGATTAGGCAAAGGAGGTTTAAAGTCCGGAGGAGGTGCTGCTTTTGTTTGTCCTTGATCATACCCCGATGCTAAGGGTAAATCTTTTTGACTTTGTGCCAGAGTGCTTACAAGTCCTCCTACTGCGTCTAATCCTGGTATACCCAAACTGGCAGGATCAAAAGTAGGAATTCCTCCTATGACTGCTTTTTTTAATTGATCTAATGCAGGACCTGTAGCAGATCCTCCATTTTTTGTCATTATGTCTGAAACAGTTTTAGATATTTTTTCAGAGGCAGTAGTTGCTCCTTGTTTAAGTTCTTTAACAAAATTTGTCATTTTACAATCCTAACACAGTTTTTAAACTATCGCCCTTGGGAATATAAATTTTTGTACCTGCTACAAAATCATAAACAGGATCTTGTAATACGTCTAAATTTCTCTGAATGAATACCCACCACAATTTTGTATCACCATACAAATCGTAGGCTAACAAATCAGGTCGATAAGTGTATTGAGGTTCAATAGTGTATAAAAAATCATCAGGCTCTGCGCTTACTGGACGTATCCTAAGCACGGTAAGATAATTGTTTTCGATTGGAGTTTCTTTCCAAGGACTGGAAGGTTTATAAACAGCCATTAATTATATCCTATTTGATTGTTTACATACGCTCCTTGAACAAAGCTTTGTAAATTAAATTCTCTAATAGCTTGTCTACTATATATAGGCTGAAGAGAAATCTGAAATGTGCTTTTCACTGGTACATGACTATCACCGTTCATAGCTTGTATTTGTTGCTGTTGTCCTGGTGAGCCACTTTTATTTTTATTATCTAATCCGCTGATAAATGCTCCAGCATTTTGAAGACCGCCTGCTTGTAAGGCTGCGCCAGCTAGACTTAACCAACCTCCAGACTGTGCTACAGGTGCGGCAGCTGGAGAGCCAGCCGGTCTTGAAACATCTTTACTCATACTGGTTGAAATATAATTTGTATCAGCACTTAGCTCGACTTGAAAACTACTGACCACAACAGGAATATTTTTAAAAACAAAATCTCCGTAACCGTTTAAATACACTATCGGAGGAGGATTGCCTTGTTCTGCGCCATTGCCTGCTCCGGAAAACATTTTGGTCATTGATCTAAAGTAATGAACAGCAGCTAGCCAGTATTGTGCCTGTACAGCATCTTCTACAAAAAAAGGTGCGTTGATAGAGATCCTATCAACTTTACTATTTTGATAAGTGATGAACTGGTAATTGTTATGTGTTATCGATTGTTCATCGTAACCAGCATTATGAGAAATACTGATGCCAGGAGTATATGGAAATATCATACCTCCTGCGGCAACTAATGGTTTCAGAACGTAACTACTTTTAAAAGAACTAATATTGGGTAAACTAAGTCTTACACGCCAATCTTTATCTGCTGCTGTGCCTGCCCAAGTTACACCTGTACTACCCATAGGTTTGAATGTGTTGCCTCCCATTGGAAGGTTAAAACTTCTCAGACTTGACAGTAATTTATTAGGATCAGATAGCCCATTTAAAATGCCTGATAAGCTTCCGGCAGTGCCTAGAGCAGAACCTAGATTGTTAGCACCAGATCCTGGTCCATTAAGATTTTTAACTACTGTGGTCGCACCGTTTTTCAATGTATCAAACAAATTTGCCATTTTGGTTTCCTTTATTCATTATTTAGTTGACAAAATAAAGTGCGTAGTTTACAATATTACAACAAGGATCATTACATGAAAGTTAATTACTTAAACAACAAAGACTTATTAGAAGAAATACACAAATCCAAAAATACATACTGTTCGTTTACCAAACCAGAATATCATAGGTATGACCTAATTTTACCTAATGTAGATAAAATTAATATTCGAACCATAGCCGAAGCTAAACGAGCACAAGCTAAACGCCTAAGTCAAAAAATTTACGAAGAACGTAAATCATCTGGCGAGAAAGTGAAACTAGCAGAGTGCGAAATTGATTATAAAAAGATTCCTAAAACAGATTTAGTTTTCAGGATTATGACCTTTGATCATATTCCTACAAATACTACACGAAAAAAGAATCCTAAAACTATTGCTGATGGTAGAGATAAGGTAAATTTTCCGCCTTTCCAACATTGGAAGTTTGATGAAAACGATGTGCTTGTATGTGTAGGGAAAAGCCATTGGAAAGGTGGCTTAGAAAAAGGCAAATTCAACAAGGATCATGGGCAAATTACTAACACGCTTGCTCGCATGTATATTAAATTGTGTGAAAGATACGCAACTAGAGGTAATGTTAGAGGATACACATACAACGACGAAATGCGGGGACAGGCTATTTTACAACTAACACAGATAGGACTACAATTCGATGAATCAAAATCAGATAATCCGTTTGCTTATTTTACTGCTGCTGTTACTAATAGTTTTGTTAGAATCATCAACATTGAAAAGCGTAACCAAGTTATTAGAGATGATCTCTTGGAAATAAACGGAATGAATCCTAGTTATAGTAGAACTGGGCAAGGAGAGTATTCTGCTGCCTTAAAAAGGAATGAAGGTTACGACGAATGATCAAATACGTTACAGTAAAGCTACCTGAAGGACATTTTCTAAAGTTACTTTTTACTAGAATGACTGAACAAGACAATTGGATTTGTCAAATGGAGGATTCGATGATGACAGACATACAAAAAATTATAGGTAAGGACATTTATGGGCCTTTTTAAAAAAGTAGCTTGTTTAACAGACATACACTTTGGTCTTAAATCTAACAGCGGTGTTCATAATCAAGACTGTGAAGATTTTGTAGACTGGTATATTACTAAAGCAAAGGAGGAAGGGTGTGATACTGGAATTTTTCTCGGTGATTGGCATCACAATCGCAACAGCCTTAATATCACTACGATGGATTATAGCCTTAGAGCCCTTGAAAAATTGGGTAAAGCTTTTGATCAATTTTATTTTTTCCCTGGTAATCACGATCTTTATTACAAAGATAAACGGGATATCCATAGTGTAGAGTTTGGAAAATACATTCCAGGTGTCACTGTAGTACATCATCCTATTACTATAGACGAAGTCACACTATGTCCTTGGCTAATCGGTGACGAATGGAAAAGCATTGCCAAACAAAGCGGACAGTATGTGTTTGGGCATTTTGAATTACCTAGTTTTTACATGAATGCCATGGTACAGATGCCGGATCATGGAGAAATACAACTAAATCATTTCGCAAATTACGAGCTTGGCTTTAGCGGTCACTTTCATAAACGTCAACAAAAAGGCAATATGGTTTATATTGGTAATTGTTTTCCACACAATTATTCCGATAACTGGGACAATGACCGAGGAATGATGATTTTAGAATGGGGTAAGAAACCAGAATATCATACTTGGCCCGATCAACCTACATATAGAACAGCTAAGTTAAGCGAGTTGATTGATCGTGCTGATAGTATTATACTACCTAAGGCACATCTCAGAGTCAGCTTAGACATTGATATCAGTTACGAGGAAGCAAATTTTATTAAAGAAAAATTTATGGGGGATTATCCTATTAGAGAACTTACCCTAATTCCAGAAAAAAAAGAAACAGAGATTACCAGCACAATTGAAATACAAGACTTTGAAAGTGTAGATCAAATCGTAACTAATCAATTAGTCAACATAGACAGCGATACTTATGATAAAAAGGTTTTACTTTCAATATACAATAACTTATGATCAGATTAAAAACACTAACAGTAAAAAACTTTATGAGTGTGGGTAACCAAACTCAAGCAGTAGATTTTGAACGAGAACAGTTAACACTTGTACTAGGAGAAAATCTAGACATGGGTGGCGACGACAGCGGAAGTCGCAACGGTACGGGCAAAACTACAATAGTAAATGCTTTAAGTTATGGACTATTTGGTCAAGCATTGACTAATATTAAAAAAGATAATCTGATTAACAAGATCAACAATAAAAACATGTTGGTCACGTTATCTTTTGAAAGAGACGGGGCAAATTACCGTATAGAAAGAGGACGAAAACCTAATGTTTTAAAATTTTATGTTAACGATGTCGTCCAAGAAGATTCCGAAATCGATGATAGTCAAGGGGATGTTAGAGAAACACAAAAGGATCTAGCTGAACTATTAGGTATGAGTCACGATATGTTCAAGCACATTGTTGCCTTGAACACTTACACAGAGCCTTTTTTAAGTATGCGAGCCAATGATCAACGAGAAATCATCGAACAGCTACTAGGAATTACCCTTCTAAGTGAGAAAGCAGAAACATTAAAAGAACAAGTTAAACTAACTAGAGATCAAATACAACAGGAATCTGCTAATATCGAAGCAGCAAAGAAAAGTAATGAAAAAATACAGCAAAGTATCGATAGTTTAGAAGTTAAAAAGAGTGCGTGGTTTACACAACGAGAAACAGACTGTTTAAAACTTGCTGAAAAGATTATAGAATTACAGTCTGTTGATATTGAACGAGAGTTAGAACAACACGCAAAGCTAAAAACCTACAATGATCAAAGCGAAAAAATAAAGAATTTAAACAAACAAAAAGCTACATTAGAAACTAGTGTAATGCAGGCCGACAAAACAGTTAACAAATATAAGAAAGAGTTGGATAAACTTGCTGATAACAAATGCCCTGCTTGCGAACAAGGACTTCACACAGATAAACACGAAGAAATGAGTTCTGTAGCCAAGAAGAACCTAGATGATGCGTATATTTTCTTACAAGGAGTCAGTGATAGCTATGCTACTATAATAGAAGAACTAGAAAGCATTGGCGATATTAATGGCAGACCTCAAACTTTCTATGATAGTTTAGAAGAAGCATTGCGTCATCAGAACAATCTAAACAGCTTAGAAGAAGCCTTGGGTAAACGACAACAAGAAACAGATCCTTATACAGATCAAATAGAAGAACTACAGAACACAGCACTACAAGAAATAAACTGGGATATTGTAAACGAGTTATCCTTATTAAAAGATCATCAAGAATTCTTGTTAAAACTGTTAACTAACAAAGACAGTTTTATAAGAAAGAAAATTATAGATCAAAATCTAAATTATTTGAACAGTAGACTGACATATTACCTTGACAAAATGGGGTTGCCTCATCAAGTTACATTCCTAAACGACTTAAATGTAGAGATCACACAGTTAGGACAAGACTTAGACTTTGATAATCTTAGTAGAGGTGAACGTAACAGACTGATACTAGGTCTAAGCTGGGCATTTAGAGATGTATGGGAAAGCTTATACCAGAACATAAACTTGTTATTTGTAGACGAACTTATAGATAACGGCTTAGATGCCAGCGGAGTTGAAAATGCCCTGGGTGTATTAAAGAAAATGGCACGTGAACGTAATAAGAATATCTATTTGATCAGTCACAAAGACGAATTAATTGGTAGAGTAAACAATGTTCTTAAAGTAATTAAGGAAAATGGCTTCACTAGTTACAGCACAGACTTAGATATTATACAATAATGGACACACATGAACAGTTAATGGCTCTATTTAGAGAGTATTTTAAGTACAATCAAGATTGGGAAAATAAACAAACACATGTTGCTGGCATTAAGTGTCGCAATTTGTTAGCAGACATACGAATTGTGGCACGTCAACGACGGGCAGAAATATTAGAAATCAGGAAACAAAAGCCCAGTCAAAGCAGTCCAAAGTACTTTGAATCAAATCGACGCAAGGCAGAATTAAAAAAGACTAAACAAGTTGATGTCGTGGCACCACCAGAATCAACTGATAACGGAACTTCCTGAAGACTGTATTGGATTTGTATATCTTATCACTAATACAGTCAGCGGACGCATGTATATAGGCAAAAAACTGGCAAAATTTTCAAAAACCACATATCGAGTAGTCAAATTAAAAAACGGCACAAAGAAAAAGAAACGAATTAAGTCAAAAATAGATTCCGACTGGCAAACATACTACGGCTCCAACGACGAACTCAACAAAGATGTAACACAATTAGGCACAGAAAAATTTCACAGAGAGATACTTTATTATTGTAAAAGCAAAGCAGAGTGCAGTTACATTGAGGCAAGAGAACAATTCACACGGCGAGTACTAGAATCTGACGAATATTACAATGGTCAGATCAGTGTTCGTGTCCATGGCTCACACATCAAAGGCAAACAGTTAAACGGTTAACAGCTGGCGCAGGCTAAATTCGTGCGCCCTTATACCTGGACCTCGGGTCGCAGGGACGGAAATCTCTTGCCGTTAAGAGTACTCAACCACTACCCAATTGGATGAAGATCGCTTGTAAGTCCTGCGATTTGGTTGTTTGAAAAGGATAAAAGGCAAAATGAGCAGGCAAAACCTGCACGTACACAAGTGTGTTAGCGTATATTTGTGTGCCGCCGTCGTATGAAGACGCAGCTCGAGGTACCGGACGACCGCCTCTGTAATGCTGTAACGCTAAGTGACAATGTTCAACTCAGATAATGTCTTTTTTTCGCCTGGCAACGGGCGAAGAGTGACTGAACAATCTAGATAATATCTAAGTGCTTCGCACTAATTATATCTATGCAAATGCTCGAGCTCAAGCGAAGAGCAGTTGAACGTAGTTCAACTCTAATAAATACTAAGTTATGAAAATATATGAAATTGTCGCTGAAAAATATTATCCTATTGAGGAAGAACGTCTTGATGAAGCTCTTCCCCTTATAGCTGGACTAAGTGTAGGTGGAGTTATAACAGCTATCAGTGTGGTATTGGCTGCTATGAGTTTTGCTGACTTGATTAAATTCATTGGCAAGTACAACGAAGATCCTAGCAAAATCAGCGAAGAAGAATGGAATGATCTTTTCATCGATGTGATGCTGTTGGCTATTCCTGGAGTAGCAAAATTAGGTAGACCTATTGTAGTAAAATTGATGCGTAAAAATAAATTTACGCGAGCAGCATTGACCAAAGGCGGTAAATGGCTTAATGCTAAAGTCAGTGACTTATGGACTAAGAAAAAGCCTGCTAAATTTAATCAAGACTACAGACAACGACTTAAACAGGCAAAAATAGATTATCCTAAATCTGAATTGGCTAAAAATCTAGCAAAATCTAAGTTTAAAGCAGGTTTGAAATTAAAAGAAATAGGCAGTGTGTATAATTGGGTAGTTAACATTGGCGGCAGTGCTTACTACATTCAAGATTATTATACTAATATTGGCGTATTAGAAAAGGAATGGGAAGATTGGGTTAATAGCACTAAGAACAACACTCCTTTAAAGATGCCTAATCGTTTTGCTGACATGACATATAGTGATGCTGAAGCTAAGTTTGATTCAGAGCGTAATACATTACTAGGCAAAGCCACCATTGGTATCGTAACATCCACAGGGTTTGCTCCAGCGTTCTTCAAGTTCGCTTCAGGTAAAGCTGCTATGGCCGGAATCGCAGCAATGAAAACAGGCACAGCTACAGGTATAGCAGGCGGCGGCGCTGTAGCAGCTAGCATGGGTATATTAAATGCTGGCGCACGTTTAATGAATCTAGTAGCTGGCAAAGGACCTGGAGGTATAGCAGGAAGAACTGCTATTATCACTTGGTTAGAGACTACTAAAGAAGGCAAAGACTTCCAACAAGCATGGGCTGTGCAGATGTTGTTCTCTGTCACAGGCTGGATTACTGACAAAGTTCTAGCAGGATTAAGAATAGCCTATAACGGATTACGAGAATTAGCAGCTAAGTTTGGTATTAACTTACCAGCACTATCAGATAAGCTACAGCCTGGTGGTGGAAGTCAAAAACCTGACAAAGAATTAAAAGACAAAGAAGAAAAAGAAAGAGCTGCTCGAGATGCTAAGATGATCAGTGTTGGCGGAGTTTCAGTCACAGACCGAGACGGTTATTTAATTAACGATCCAACCACACTTAGAATTCCTAAAGTACAGTATGCTATTACACAAGCCAGGGACACAGGCAAGCCTAATCCTTTTGATGCCATTCCTTTAAAACCTGGAGTCAATTACGATTCAGAAGTTAAGATGCTTATTAAAACACGATAAAAATTATAAGAAATTAGTGCCTGTCTTCTTAGTCAGTTCTATATTTTCTTTGATAATATTGTTCATTATTGATCTATCTTCATAACCATACAGATAAAACATTTGATCAGCAGTAACACCACCTCGCATGTACCAACTTAATCTAAAAAATTCGTCTTTTAATTCTTTAATTTCTGCTTCATATCTATCGACAACTGATGCAATATCAGAATCCGAGAGTTGAAGTAAGATTAAACGAAAAAATTTGTTTGATCCAAAATTGGTTTGATAATATTGTCCGCTTCACATTGACCGCATTTAACAGGTTGTTCTGAAATTTCCCATTGGCTTTTATTAGCTTCGAGTTTAGACTTGATCAAATTAAACACATCACGGTCCATATTTTTTAACCACTCGTAAATATGTTCTTGATCTGTAACTATTTGATTATTAATCTTTACTTGTTCGATGGATGCCAAGTATAAGGCTAATTGTAGTTCGCTTAAATCAGCAAACACTTGATCTGTTATACGAATTTTTTCTTCTTCGTCAGTGATATTATAAGCTTGTGCTACTGTTTTTTGAAGTTTAAAATTTTCTAAACCAAAATAGTTTATTTGCTCGTAGCTTAGAGGTCGTATACTAATAGTAAGAGTATCGTCTATCTTTATTTCGTTTATAAATCTAAGATTTTGAAAATATGTAACTGTATTTTGTAAATCGAATTCATAATCGTTTTCAGCCCCACATTGTTTACAATCTTGACTTATGTTTAGTATATTGCCGTAAGTAGCAATTCTTATAGCAGTTAAAAATGTGTCTACGTCTGTGCTAGGTATTTGCCTAGCATTTTTTACAAACGGGCAGCAACTTTCGATAACTTTAAACGCAGCTTCTCCATTAAACAGGGCGTCTGGAGTTTTCATTAAAATTTCATCCATGCCTGTCATAGACATGATTGGAACATTGTTATAGTCTCCTTGGAAACTACCTGAAGCGTAATATAAACCTTTACTAGGTAAGCTAATAAAGATTTTAGGCTGTCTAAAGTACTGTTGTAACGGGTTAGTATTGCTCATTTTTCATCCGATAAATATATTAAATGTATTTATATACGCATTTTTTAGGAAAAAAATATGTCTAGTACTGATGCCAAACTTGACGCACTGATCGAAGAGCTAAAAAGAGACCGTAAACGCGGAAGCAGTTCTGGCGGCGGTGGCGGCGATACCGAGAGCAAACTTGATATGACCATAGATGGTATCAAAAAAGCCGGATCTGTGATGTTTACCTCAGCTGAAGCTCTCAAGAAAAATGTAGCAGAAAGCGCAGACATGTATCAAAACTTGTCTAAAGCAGGCATGAACTTCAGCGGTGACTTGTTTGCCATGAGTAATGCTGCGGTTGGTATGAGAATGAGCACTAAAGAAATGGAAGAATCATTTCTTAGTTTTCAAAAGGACGGTATATTAAAAGGATTTGGAACAAACCTAACTAATAGTGCTGAAGGATTTGCTGCTGCCAGTAAAAGTTTCTTTGACAATAATTCCAAAGCAACTGATCAGTTACGTGCTATGGGATTTACTACTAGAGATATTAACGAAGTTTTAGCACTACAAGGCGTTACACTAAGAGGAAAATTCAAAGACGATCAAGAAATGCAGTCTGTTGCTGCTAATAATGCGATGAAATTAGCAAATGAAATGGACGCCTTGAGCAAACTCACAGGAAAAAGTAGAGCAGAGCAAGCAGAAATGATGAAAAAGCAGCAAGCAGACATGCAATTCGAAGCTGCTATAAGATTAAAAACTCAAGGTATGAGTGCAGAGGAAGCTGCTAAATTTGAAGCAAATGCCAGACAGCAACTTCACGAAGCACAAGTATTGGGCCAAGGGCAAATGTTTAAAGAAATATTCGCCACAGGTCAAATCATGACTAAAGAAGCTGCTACCCAAGCAGCAATTAATAAAGATCAAGCCAATGCTGCTAAAAAGATGGCCGACACCGCTGCTGACAGGACGCTAACTGCTGCTCAAAGAGAAGAACAAGGTAATAAACATAGACTCGATTTGATGGCAGCAGCCACTAAAGATATGAATGATGTCACAAAGTTACAAGCAATGACATTAGGCGATGCTGGCGGCACTTATAGTAAAACTCTTAATGAAGGTGCTTCTAAACAAATTGATTTTGTTCGAACTATAGAAAAAACTGCTGCTGCTAACAACATAGACTTAAAAACAAAGGAAGGATATGCTGCAGCTGCCAAAAAAGCTATGGAAGAAATAGAAATGGCGCAAGCTGGCATGCGCAAAGACGCAACAGGTACAGCTCAACCAGTTGATGCTACTTCTAAAGCTTTAGCAGGTCTCACAGGTAGAATAGGCGATGTTCAAAGTGTATTGAATGAAAAATTTGTTCAACCTATACAAGGACAAGTAAACAAAGCCTTAGAAGGTCTAGCTAATACAGCTTTTAGAGCTGACGGAACACTAGGCGGAATGATTAAAGATCGACCAGGAATGGAAAAAGCCACAGTTGCACAGAAAGCAAAATCTGAAATAGATATTGGAGGTAATGCAGGATTTAAAGAAGCTGATGGATTCTTACAAAGCGCAGGAGCCGTCAACAAAGCTACACATAAACTTATAGATGAAACTATTCCAGCAGTTAAAAAAGTAGCCGAAGCTGCTGTAGAAAAAGTAAAACAGTTAGCCGAAACACAGCCCAAAGGAAGCAGAAGTCAAGGATCTCTTACTATGACAGGGTCTATGCTAGAAAATTTTGGTGCTGGTACTCCCATGATGTTACATGGCATGGAAGCCATAATGACTCCAAAAGATATAAATTCCTTGGTTCAGAATACATTAGAAGGAGCTATGAAAGCTGTGCCTAAATCGGGAGTAATGGATACTACTCAGCTGAGTAAGTTAGATGAACTAAAAAAATCAGCAATCTCAGCAGGTGCTCCTAAGACTAGCGGCAACGACTTAGACGAACAAAAAAGAGCAGCCATAATGGCAGGAGCACCTAAGACTGGTAACATTGATCTTAAGAAAATGGGTGAGACTGTTAACGCTAATATTAGTTCTTCATATCGGGACAAAGTAGATATGAAAAGCTTAAAGTTTGATCAGTATGGCATGCCAATTACTAGCCAAATTAAAGAAAGAGCTGCTGAGATTCCTACTGAAATCAAAAAGAAAGAAGAAGAAAAGAAAGCTGCTAGTACTACACAACCATCAGCACCTGCCACACCACCTGCTACTACAGCAGCTAAACCAGAAGAAAAGAAACCAGACGCAGCTAAACCTCCTGCTGCCACAGGTAAAGAATCAACTCTTAACGACGTAGTTGTGGCGTTAAATCAATTAAATACTAAGGTCACTACGCTAATTGACGTCCAAAAAGATCTTGGACAACGACAAATTAAGGCTACTAAGGCCAATGGCAAAGACGTTTATGCGAGCTAATCAATGAGTTGGAAGAAATATTTTACTCCTGTACAGGTAAACAAGGATTCTAGTAACTACAGTCCTATGAGTATGACTGGACGTAGTGCTGGCCCGGCTCGTACAAACTATTCAAGTTTTTTACCAGATGTATATACTGGTGCCCCTAATCGTATTGATCGTTACTTACAATATGATACCATGGACATGGACAGCGAAGTAAATGCTGCCTTGGATATTCTCAGCGAATTCTGTAGTCAGAAAAATAAAGAGAATCAAACACCTTTTCATTTTTATTATAAACAAAAGGCCACTAACAGTGAAATTCAAATTTTACGAGAGTACTTACAACAATGGAGTAAGATACAAAAATTTGACACACGTATTTTTAGAATTGTGCGTAATGTATTCAAATACGGAGATGCTTTTTTTATCAGAGACCCAGAAGATAAAAAATGGTTTCATGTTGATCCAGGTAAGATTACCAAGGTTATTGTCAACGAAAGCGAAGGCAAGAAGCCAGAGCAATATGTTATTAGAGATTTGAATCCTAATTTTCAAGATCTCACAGTAACAACTATTAATCCTAACACTACTAATTCAAACAATCGAGGCACTGCTTATGTTGCCGGCGGAGCTGCCGCTAGAGGACAAGCCAGTGCTTATCCTATCAGTCCAGGTACACGTTTTCAAAACAACGAAAACGAACTAGCAGTTGACGCAAAGCACGTAGTTCACATCAGTTTAAGCGAAGGATTAGATAACAATTATCCTTTTGGTAACAGTTTATTAGAAACAGTGTTCAAGGTATTCAAGCAGAAAGAACTGCTAGAAGATGCTATTATTATCTATCGTATCCAACGTGCTCCTGAGCGTAGAATTTTTTATATTGATGTAGGTAATATGCCCAGTCACTTGGCCATGAGCTTTGTAGAGAGGGTAAAAAATGAAATACATCAAAGAAGAATTCCTTCTGCTGTTGGCGGCACTACTAATGTTATTGACTCAGCCTATAATCCTTTATCAATTAACGAAGACTATTTCTTCCCACAAACAGCAGAAGGTAGAGGTTCAAAAGTAGAAACACTGCCAGGCGGAACAAACCTAGGTGAAATTGATGACTTAAAGTATTTCACAAACAAGTTATTCCGCGGCCTAAGAATTCCAAGTAGCTATTTGCCTACCGGAGCAGACGACAGTCAAAGCCAATATAACGATGGCAGAGTGGGTACTGCTTATATTCAAGAATTAAGATTTAACAACTACTGTATTAGGTTACAAAATCTAATGACAGAAATATTTGATACAGAATTTAAATTGTATCTAAAAGAGCGTGGCGTTAATATAGATACTAGTTTATTTGATTTAAAATTTGAACCGCCACAAAATTTCGCAGCCACAAGACAGAGTGAACTAGATACTGCTCGTGCGCCAACTTATCAGACTATGAGTCAGGTGCCGACGATCAGTAAACGTTTTGCTCTTAAACGATTCCTAGGACTAACAGACGAAGAAATCGCTGAAAACGAACGTCTATGGGCAGAAGAGAACGGCAAAGCCAAGCCAACACCAACAGATAGTGTAGCAGAACTTCGAGGTGCTGGTGTAAGTCAAGCAGGTATTAGTGCTGACATGACAGCTAATGCTGACGCTGCTGCTCCACCTGACATGGCCGCAGGTGGAATGCCTCCTGCTCCAGCTGCTCCAGCCGCGCCTGCGCCTGCCGCTCCCGCATAAATATTATTATGATACTACGCGAGTTATTTTACGTTGATAAAGATTTACGTGCCATAGCCAATGACATGCGCTACCAGCCGCAACACGATTCTACAACTATAGAAAGAAGTGATACACGTAAAACAAGACTAACATTAAGTCAAATAAATGAACTACGTAAGGCCAGTGAAGCACATATTCTTGAACAAGAAAAAGAATTAGAATTCATTGAAGCCATGTATAAAACACCTCCACAGCCTGCGGCATAATTACCATTAAAAGGAAATTTTAATGCGTAGTTTTGTATTAGGAAATGGCCGCAGCCGCCTTAATATTAACCCACACGAACTAAGAAAATACGGCAAAGTGTATGGCTGTAATGCTCTGTACAGAGAGTTTGAACCTGACTATCTGATTGCTGTTGATCCAAAAATGATAGTGGAAATAGAAAAAAGTGGCTATCACAAGACGCACGAAGTGTGGACTAATCCTAACGCAAAGTACAGAAATTTTAGCGGATTTAGATACTTTAGTCCTAGTCTAGGATGGAGTTCTGGACCTACAGCACTAGACTTTGCCTGTAAACATCGACCGAGTGAAATTTATATATTCGGATTTGATTATACTGGAGCTCAGGGCTTATTGAACAATGTGTATGCTGACACTGCTAACTATAGAAGAAGCACAGATCCTGCAACATATCACGGTAATTGGGAAAAACAAACAGAGCAAGTTATAAAACAAAACAAGTCTATAAAATTTTATAGAGTTGTTGACTCTAAGTATTATAATTTAGAATGGCCCTATGCTAACTTTAGACACATGACTTATGAGGAATTAGGTAGACTAATGCCTACCTGGAATCTAAAAAGCTAAAAAACCACCATTATAGCCCAGTTTTTTGGGTTTCTCTGTAAATAATATTTGACAGCCTTACAATCTTAATAGGAGGATAAAATGACTGATCGATCAAAATTCGAGCAGATGCTCGAGCATCTTGTAAATGAAGACCAAGACGCAGCTAAAGAAATTTTCCATCAAATCGTTGTGGAAAAATCTCGCCAAATCTATGAAAACATCTTAGCCGAAGACTTTGAAATGTCTGAAGAAGACGACAAAGAAGAAGATGAAGAAATGGATGAAGCCAAAGACGACGACGATGAAGAAGAAATGGATGAAGCCAAAGAAGACGACGACGATGAAGAAATGGACGAAAACTTTGCGTTCGGCGAAGGCGACGACGACATCGGCGGCGATCCAGCTGATGATCAACTAGATGACATTTCTGCTGATGGCGAAGACGACATGGACATGGACATGGGCGACGAAGAAGGCGGCGACGATCTAGAAGATCGTGTGGTTGATTTAGAAGATGCGATTGACGACTTACGTGCAGAATTTGAAAAAATGATGGGCGACGAAGGCGACGACATGGGCGGTGATGACATGGATATGGACATGGGCGGTGATGACATGGATATGGACATGGGCGACGAAGAACCAATGAAGATGGGCATGGCAGATGATGTAAGCTTCATGCGCGAATACATTGAGAAAGTTGCTAACGCAAAAATGGGCGACGACGGCGCAAACACAAAGAGTATAGTTGCTGGCAAAAACGACATGGGCGGCACTGCTGCTAATATCGTAGCTGGTGGCGAAAGCACTTCAGGTGGTACAAAAGGTGGATTAGCAAATCCATCAACAAAGGAAGATAACGCAGGTAACGTAAATGTTCCAGGCGGTAAAGCTGGCGTTAAGCACCTTAAGAAAGTAAGCTCACCAAAAGGTGGCGACGATGGTGATAAGAGTGCTGGTAGCCCTCTTAACGGTGTAAAGAGTCGCGCAAAATAAGGTATAATTGATGAAAAGTCTTCGTGAAAACCTGAGTTTCGACCAAGCAAAAATGGTCGTTGAGTCCGAGGAAGGCATGAACGGCAAGTCCCTTTACTTAAAAGGGATTTGCATTCAAGGCGATAAACGGAATCAAAATCAGAGAGTTTATCCTGCAAGTGAGATTGCCAGGGCTGTCAAAACCCTGAACGATCAAATTGCTGGTGGCTATTCAGTGCTAGGCGAAGTAGATCATCCAGACGACCTAAGAATCAACCTTGATCGTGTGTGCCATATGGTCACAAATATGTGGATGGAAGGCGCAGACGGTTATGGTAAATTAAAAGTACTCCCAACTCCAATGGGTCAACTAGTGAAAACTATGCTTGAATCCGGCGTAAAGTTGGGAGTTTCTTCACGTGGATCCGGAGATGTTGATAATAGCGGACACGTAAAAGATTTTGAAATCATCACAGTCGATGTGGTGGCTCAACCCAGTGCTCCTGGGGCATATCCTACACCTATCTATGAACACTTGATGAATCATCAAGGCGGATATAGAAGCTTGCGCATAGCGAAAGAGGTTCAGGATGATCCTAAGGCGCAGAAGTATCTTAAAGAAAGCTTATTGAAAATAATAAGCGGACTCCAATAAAAAAGGAGAATCACATGTTGGAAGCACTAAAAACTTTATTTGAAAACAATGTGATTTCTGAAGAGATCAAAGCTGATATTGAAAAAGCTTGGGATGCGAGAATCAATGAGAATCGCACACAAGTAACACAACAACTACGCGAAGAATTTGCTCAACGCTACGAACATGACAAACAAGTTATGGTCGAAGCAATCGATCGTATGCTTAATGATCGTTTAGCAGAAGAAATCGTAGAATTTGTGGAAGATCGTAAGCAACTTGCCGAACAAAAGGCCAAGTATGCTGTAGCAATGAGACAAAATGCTGGTCTAATGAAAGAGTTTGTTACTCGCCAATTAGCAGCAGAAGTCCGTGAGTTACACGAAGATCAAGTACAAATGGCTCAAAAGTTTAAAACTCTTGAACGTTTTGTAGTAGAAGCTTTAGCTCAAGAAATCGCTGAGTTCCATACAGATAAAAAAGATATCGCAGAAACAAAGGTACGTTTAGTACGCGAAGGCCGTCAGGCTCTTGCGTTAATGAAAGAACATTTCATTAAACGTGCTGCTAAGTTAGTTGAAAATACAGTTGAACAAACTCTTACCAAAGAGATTGGCCAGCTAAAAGAAGATATTGAAAGCGCACGTCGTAACGACTTCGGTCGTAAGATTTTTGAAGCGTATGCTAGTGAATATCAGAACAGCTATCTAAGCGAAAAATCAGAAACAGCTAAATTGCTCAAAGTCATAGACATGAAAGAATTGGAAGTTGCCGCTGCTAAAAACGCTGTAGCAGAAGCACGCCTAATCTCAGAAAGCAAAGAAGCAGAAGTTAAAATGTTAAAAGAGAGTGTAGAACGTAAGGCAATTATTGATGAATTAGTAGGTCCTTTGGCCACAAGCCAAAAGGCTATTATGACAGAATTGCTTGAAAGTGTACATACAACTAAGTTACGTAGTAACTTTGAAAAGTACTTACCAGCAGTTATCGCTGGCGAAGCTCCGCAGAAGAAAA